ATTAGGTTTTGCACAAACAGAATGTGCAGTGTCTGATTATTGGACACAGAAAGTCGTGTCATGGTTTCCTAAACATGAGATACAGCAAATGGCTATGATGTTCGGCTCACAAGAAACAATACACGCTGTAGCTTATAGTTATTTAAATGAAACACTTGGACTCGAAAACTTTGAAGCTTTTTTACACGAACCAGCTACGGCTGAGCGTTTTGATAATCTCGTTGCATATGATGGCCACGATCCCGTGGGTATCGGAAAGTCATTGGCTACTTTTTCAGCTTTCGCAGAAGGAGTTTCTTTATACTCTGCTTTTGCAGTACTCTATAGCTTTCAGCTACGGAATTTACTTAAAGGTATTGGGCAGCAGATGAAATGGTCTGTAAGAGATGAATCATTACATAGCCGTATGGGTTGTCAATTGTTTAGACATATGTGTCAAGAAAAAGACTTTTTAAAAGAAAAATGTAAAGATCACGTATTAGATTCAGCTATAACAATGCACAACGCTGAAATGACTTATATATCTAAGTTATTTGAAATGGGTGATATTGAAGGCATAACAGAGTACGATCTAAAACATTTTATTAAAAAGAGAATGAACGAAAAACTAGTTGAACTAGGTTATGATGAATTTAAAGATGAATTTAAATATGACGAAAAAGCAGCTAAAAATCTTGATTGGTTCTATCATCTTACCGGCGGGCACACTCATACTGATTTTTTCGCTATTAGGCCGACTGACTATAGTAAAGCAAATGAAGGCGAAGATTTTGAAGACATATGGGAATGAACAGAAAAAGAAGATGGAAGTATAGACTTATAAAGTTTTTAAGATATACAAATAGATTAACAAGTTATCAAAAGTTTGCATCTCGTGTAGGATATATGGGAGCAGGCTTTTTGATAGCCGCACAATGGACGATAGAACCAGTGCTATACATAGCTGGCTTTTGCTGCGTTATAATACAGGTATCGTCTAGAAAACAATGGAACTTAGTTGCGTTGAACCTAAATGGTTTAGCCGCATGGATAACACACTTAAATAATTAATATGTGGAGTAATAGATGGAAAAAAGGCGTTGACTATCCAGAGTGGGCAGACGCAGAAGTTTATAAAAAAACAATACAAGGAGGATATTTATACAATGGAGAAACACCCAAACAAGCGTACAGAAGAGTTGCTTCAACAGTTGCGCGAAGACTACAAAAACCGGAGATGGAGGAAACGTTTTTTAACTATATCTGGAAGGGTTGGCTTTGCCTTGCTAGCCCTGTACTTAGTAATACAGGCACTGAAAGGGGTTTACCTATATCTTGTTTTGGTATCGATGTTGCAGATAGTATTTTAGATATTGGCAACAAAAACCTAGAGATGATGTTACTAGCCAAACACGGCGGTGGCGTTGGTATAGGTATAAATCAAATTAGACCTGCTGGTGCTACAATAACCGGCAATGGTACTTCTGATGGTACAGTACCGTTTTGTAAAATATATGATTCAAGTATATTAGCTACAAATCAAGGTGCCGTAAGAAGAGGCGCTGCCTCAGTTAATTTAAATATAGATCATGCTGATTGGGAAGACTGGTTAGAAATAAGAGAACCTAAAGGTGATGTTAATAGACAGTCGTTAAACCTACATCAGTGTACTGTAATCGGTGATAAGTTTATGCGTAAGCTTAGAGACGGTGATAAAGTTGCAAGACGTAAGTGGGGTAAATTACTACAAAAACGTAAAGCAACTGGTGAGCCTTATATTATGTTTAAGGGTAATATAAACAAAAACAACCCTGCAGCTTATAAGGATAATGCTCTGAAAGTCTTTATGACTAATATATGTTCAGAGATAGTATTACACACAGATGAAAACCATAGCTTTGTATGTTGTTTATCTAGTTTAAATATAGCTAAGTATCATGAGTGGAAAGACTCAAACTTAATATATGATAGCATATGGTTTTTAGACGGTGTATTAGAAGAGTTTATACAAAGATCTAAAAATAGAAGAGGTTTTGAAAACGCTGTAAGATCTGCTGAAAAAGGTAGAGCACTAGGTTTAGGTGTTTTAGGTTGGCATACATATTTACAGCAAAAAGGTTTACCTTTTGAAGGATTATTAGCACAATATGAAACAAGAAGAATATTTAGTCAAATTAAAATCGAAAGTGAAAGAGCTAGTATGGCTCTGGCAGAAACATACGGAGAACCTTTATGGTGTGTTGGAACTGGTTTTCGTAATACTCACCTCCGTGCTATTGCTCCTACTGTTAGCAATAGTAAACTTAGTGGAAACGTGTCGCCAGGTATCGAGCCGTGGGCTGCTAACATATTTACAGAACAAAGTGCAAAAGGTACTTTCATACGTAAAAACCCTACTTTAACAAAAATTTTAGAAAAATATAATTTAAATACAGATAAAATATGGGATCAAATTCTCAAAGACGGTGGTTCAGTACAAGGTGTCAAACAATTAGAGAAAATTATGTTGGGCGATCACGATATACCACTCAAAGAAGTTTTCAAAACTTTCAAGGAAATAAATCAACTAGAGCTTGTTAATCAAGCTGGTATAAGACAACAATATGTCGATCAAGCTGTTAGTTTAAATTTAGCTTTTCCAGCTCAAGCTGATCCTAAATGGATTAATAAAGTGCATTTAGAAGCACATAAAAAAGGTATAAAAACTTTATACTATATGAGAACCGAGTCTGTACTTAGAGGCGATATTGCTAATCAAGCTATGGATGAAAATTGTTTAAGTTGCGATGGATAAAATAACATTAGAAAAAATATTAGACCCAGTTACACCAAGCTTATTTTTTAAAGAGTATTGGGGTAAAAAACATTTAATAATTAGAAGAAATAAATTTAAAGATTTATTTAACTTTAAACACTTTACAAACTATATAAACAGGTATCCTGATATAAAACATCTACAAATATTAAATTATGATGATAAAGATACTAGATGGTGTTTAGATAAAATAAAAAATAAAAAACTAAAACAACCTTTTTATAAAAAGAAAACTATATATAAGTTATGGAAAGATGGTAAATCTTTTGTAATACCTTTTGCTGAAAAAGAAAATAAACAACTTGTAGATATTCTATTTGAAATGGAAAGGTATTTTAAAAGAGGTCAAGTTAACGTCTATTTGTCACCTAAAGCTGGATCAAAAAGCTTTCCAGCACACGGAGATCAAACAGAAAACTTTTTGTTTCATCAATATGGTAAAGTTAAATGGACTATATACAAAGAGTTTATACCTAACAAACCAAAAGAAATATTAGATGAGTTTGTATTAGATGCAGGTGATTTACTTTACATACCTACATATCAATATCATAAAGTAGAAACTGTAGGACCTAGAATATTATGTAGTATACATTTTAGCAACAAAGACAATCAGTCATTAGATAAGTTTAAAGTGTCTTCTTTAGCTGAAAACAAGAGAGAACCTTGGTTTGACATGCAGGATGTTTTAGAAAAACCTAAAAGACGTGTAATTATAAACAGGAGGTTTCCACACTTATCAGGTAATTGGAAACAACCTTATTTTAAACATAATCAAAAGAAATGAAAGCAGGAAAAATATGGGGTGGAACAGAAATGATACACAAAAACGGCGTATTAGAGTTTCACAGAATACAATTTAATAAAGGATATAAATGTTCAGAACATGAACATAAATATAAATGGAACGGATTTTTTGTTGAGTCTGGTAAAATGCTTGTAAGAGTTTGGCAAGAAGATCAAGGTCTTGTTGATGAAACAATACTTGAAGCAGGTGATTTTACTATGGTAAAACCAGGTAAGTTCCATCAATTTGAAGGATTAGAAGACGGTGTAGCTTTTGAGTTATACTGGGCTGAATTTAATCACGATGATATTAATAGAAGAACATCAGGAAAAATAGTAAAAAAATGAGAAAAAAACCCGCAAGCTTAAGAATATTTATAGGACATGATTCTAGACACGTACCCGCAACAAAGGTGTGTAAACAGTCTATTTTAAATCATTATCCTGGAGCAACAATAACACTTTTAGATAAAGCTAAGTTAAAAGAAATAGGAGTATATGGAAGAAAAGATGTAGAAGGAGAGTCAACAGAATTTTCTTTTACAAGGTTTTATGTACCTTTATTAATGAACTATAATGGCTATGGTATGTTTTGTGATAATGACTTTTTATGGAGAGTTGATCCTAGGGAAATAAGTATGTACCTAGATGGTAAACCTTTAGCTGTAGTAAAACATAAAGACTACGAAGCTGGACAGAAAAAGATGGACGGAATAGTAAATAAATCTTATCCAAAGAAGAACTGGTCAAGTTTAATGTTATTTGATTGTGCAAAATTAAAATCAAAATTAACAAAAGAATATTTAGATAACGCAACACCTTCACAACTACATGAATTTAAATTTTTAAACGAAAATGCTATAGCAGAAATACCTAAAAGATATAATATGTTAGTAGGTATAGATAAGTGTACTGATAATGTACGCGACACAAGAGCTTTACATTATACTATGGGTGGACCATGGTTTGATGAATATAAAAATTGTGAATTTTCAGAAGAATGGTGGAAGATATACAACACTTTGTAAAAGATAAACGAATTATATTTGTAGGTAATTCTGTAGAGATAATGAAGCATAAGCTTGCTTCTACTATAGATACCTACGATATAGTCGTTAGATTTGGTAGAGCTTTATTAGCTACTGACAAACAAGAAGAACATATAGGTACTAGATGTGATCTATGGGTTACAGGTCAGTTTAGAGCTCCTTGTTATACAACTTCTAAACAAAAAGGACAATGGGACAAGAAGTTTAAAAATACTAAAATATTAGTTAATAGATGTAGAGGTAATTTCCATTTAAAAAATTGGAACTTTAATGATAGATTACCTAAAGACTTTCCTGAACATACTCAAATGTATACAGACAAAGAAATACTAGACATAATGAATAGGTTTGGTAAAGATTTAACTAAAAAAGATGTTTTAAGGCCTAGTGCAGGTTTTATAACTTTACTTTGGTTTATAGATAAAATTAAAACCTACAAATCAATTGATATTATAGGTTTTGATTTCTTTGCTAAAACAGTTAATACCCCTGGTTTAAAAGACAAAAAAGGTAGAATCTCTAAAACAAATCCACACAGCTGGCACTTACCAGTGTACACAATGAGCAAGTCTGCTCATGATAAAAATCTAGAACAAAATTATGTTTCCTTCTTACAAAGAAGAGGTTTGTTAAAATGGATTATGTTGAGTGATTTAAGTGAGAAAACACTTAAATATGATAATTGGATGAGAGGAGAAAAGTTAATTAAAACCGCTCCTAAATACTCTAAGATATCAAAAATTGTGCCACAAGCTCAGCAATAATTTCAACACATAACAATAAAAAAATTGGTAGGATATATTCCCACCAATCATATTTTCCATTATTATTTAAGTCAAAAAACTTCATTTTTTCTTATTTGATAATTTTTTAATTTTTAACCACGTATATATTATAGTGGATAAAAGTAGAATTATTTTTAGCCACATTTCTAGGTTTGTAAAGCTTATCATTAATGTGATAGAATTAATAGCGTATAGTTTCATATCTGTAAAGTCCATTATGTTTTATTTTTTACCCTTTAAAAGAACTTCACCAGATGGTCTTTTGTCTGGATTATCTCTAGGTACAATTTTATTGTTGTTGTTATTGTTGTTTGATGAACCATTAGATCCTTTACTAGGAACGTATATAGGCTTGTAATTGCTATAATGTGGTTGATAATAATTATTATACCAACCACTATAATATCTATCAGGATATGATATAATATTATAATAAACATTAGGTTTAATCATATTAATAGGTAATCTTAATGTATCACCTTGTTCTGTTACAGCTAACACATGAGTTATCTGTATTTTAGGTTTAGTATTATATGTAGCACAACTTGTAAGTAATGCGATTATAAATATAATAAAACTTACTACAACCATGTATTTTAATTTTCTATCTTTCATTACTCTCCACATTTTTTAGACGGATCATCTACTCTTCTCCAGTCTTCTTTTTCAAACCAGTCACGTAATGTAGCGCCTTTTGGTCTAGCACCTTTTACGTTTGTCTTTGATGATCTTTTATATTTACCACTA